GCTGGGCGGCGTCCATTCCATCTTGCCGGTCATCTTTTGCGTGAGGCTGGCGCCACGATAGAGGTGCATGAGTCTGGTGGCGGCGTTCCATTGGTGGTGATTGATATGGTTGTGCTTCAAATAGTAGTCGATCCAAAGCTGATCTGTGACCCTGATCCGCTTCTTGCCAGCTTGGCGTGTCTCGACACGCTCAATGCTGTGCTTTGCGAGAAACTCTGGCGTTGGCAAAACCACATCTTTTTCACTCATCAAGCCATCCTTCTGCTTTAGCCTTTGCGATCACATCAGGCCTGTTACGCTCATAAAAATCCGGCATCTGATCATATTTCGCGTGGAAATCGTCCGCATTTTTTGGCATCCAGCGTTGCGACACGCCGTAATTATCCAGCACCGGCGTTGCCTCATCCGCCTCATCTTCCCAGCAACCGCCATTGAGCCATGTGGTCGGGTGTTTGATATATTGAGGCTCCGTCCCCTTTTGTTGGCAAATAGAAGCGTACCCCTTCATGCCGTCAATCAGGACCGCTGGATCAGTCGTCTTGATAGCCGCTTTGAAGGCCTTGAGCGCGTGTTGTTTCCCGACCTTTTTTGGAGCCGCTTCCCAGAATAAATCAAACATTTTGATCATATATTTATAGTTATCTATCGTTCTATAGTTAGGGCGACTCATAGGTGTCGTACCCCCCACGACATCTTGGGTGTCACCCCCTACCACCGAATTTGTCACCCCCTGACACTGTGTCACCCCCTCTAGGGCCGGTAAATGGTACTTGTTGGCGCCGTGAGTTTTGGCGTCTTTTGAGTGGGTTTGCAGCACCTGAATAAAGCCATTTTCGCGTAAATATTCGAGCTTGCGCTGGACAGTTCGTGGGGCGCAATCCGCCACCTGTGCCAACCATTTCACCGCCGGATAGGCGTACCCAAACTCTGTGTTGTACCTGTCTGCAATCCCAATCAGGACCAGTTTGGCTATCGGGTCGTTTAGTTGTTGTTCAAACGCCCAAGTCACGGCCTTTATGCTCATCGCAAATCTCCCATTTCTCTCAAACACTCTGGCGGCACAAAATAGGCGGCACCATGTCCGCCATAATCCTTCCGCCATTCTCCCCGCTTGGCATCAGCGGCCTTTATCCAGCCCCGCACCCAATATTCAGGTGCAGAGCCGGTAACCAAAATAAACACCCTTTCATCGTTATCATCGTCCCTGACGATCAGGTCATAATCGTGGTCAGATCGTGTCCTGACTTCCCAGCCGGTGCTGTCAATGTCGCCACCGCTTTTGAACGTGTTGACACTACCGCCCCAATAGCGACCCATTGCCTTTGCAACCGCCACCTCGCCGCAAGCGCCCTCAATATGCCTTTGCCAAAAACCGCCGGTCGGTTTCGTTTTATCCTGACTGTAACCGATCTTGATGGCGCTGATTTGGCGCAGCATTCCGGTCATTGCGGCTTGCGCTAGTTCATAATCTGTCAGCGTGACCGATATCATTGCGGCAGGGTCCACGTTTCAATTATCCCCCGCTTGGCAGATTTGTATTCATCGCTGCTTTTGCATTTATCGCAGATGCGGTTGCCAATCCCCTCGCTGGGGAAATTGGTCTGGCACCGCAGGCACGACCGGACCTTTCGCTGGTCGTTTTCGATCCGCAGCGGGACGCGTTTGCCGCTATAATGTTCACAGCATTGCTGGATTTCCTCGATAAAATGCTCTGGTATCCTTTGCCGGTTTTCCATCCAGAACCTGATATATTTGTCTTGGACGCCGATCCATTTTGATACGCGGCGGATACCGGTCGTAAATTGGCCCTCTCCGATGGTCCGCATCAGATTGAACATATCCGCCTCGACATGCTTTCGAGTGATCGTCACAGCTTCCCCCCGATCAAATCGCAAAAATCCTCGTAATCAAGAACCGCCAACGGCTTTTTACGGTCGGCGCCGATCACCAGCACGTCAGCGCCCTCAATGTTGTCGTATATAAACTTGAAACCGGTGGCGCGTTTCTTGGCTTCAATCTCCCAAGTTGTGCGCCCGTTTTTTATGATCACATCGTTTTTGAAGCCGGTCGCGGCACCAGATAAAGGCACACGAAAAGCCTCAAGCCCGTGATCTTTGGCGGTGTTTACAAGCTCGCGCTCAAAGCGACCGCCTTTATCCCTACTCGCTTTGCCCATCGTCCGGCCCAATGTCGTGCAGATCAATCCAGTCGTGAACGGTCACATCGCCATCGGTCATGACCTGAATTTGCATGATCCGCTTGCCGGAAGGGACGGTGTTCTTGTAGAGGTATTTATGAACAGTGGCCTGACACACCCCAAGCTCCTTTGCAAAGTCGCTTTGTGAGATGCCGTTGGTCACAAGATATTGTGATAGTTTCATGGTGTGACACTACATATATTGTTGTTTATGCCTGTTTTGCATATTGCACCAATATTTAAGTCGTGTCAATTCGTGGTTTGTTCACCTTAACTCTTTGAATTATTGGACGTATACTTGCATGACGCATAAATGCCGGAATATTTGCTATGCCGGTCGGTAAAAAATAAGCTCAATGGAGAGAGGCTTAAAATGACTATGCGGTTCAAAAACAACCTGAAAAAGCTGCGAATGCAGCAGAATATGACACAGGTTGATTTGGCTGAAAAATTGTCAATCGGGCAGGCTGAATATAGCCGTATCGAGTCTGGCAAGCGCAAAATATACCCGCACAAAGACAAAATCGCGGAGATATTGGCTGTCGGGCTGGATGATATAAAAGAAGTGACCGAAGATGGCGAGGCGGTCGAAAGGGCGCCTGTGCCGCAGGATTTGCCAGTCTACGGCTTCCCAACGCCAAGCGGCAGAGGCTTCCAATTCACCCAGCAGATGATGAGCAAAGTAGGCAGACCCGAAGAATTGGCCGGTGTAGAAGGTGCCTACGCCTGTTTTTGCTTTGGCGATCAGTTGGAGCCAACGATCAAAAACGGTGATCTGGCTTTCGTAAATCCCAACCTTGAACCTCGACAGGGGTCTCTCGTGGTGGTCAGGATCGAAAGCGGCAACGGGCAGAAAGGCCTGCTGGCAAAGCTGGTGACCCTATATAAAGTCGGCTGTACCGTACAGATGCTAAACCCTTTTGACGAGATTGCGCTGGGCAAAGAGGTGGTATCGGTGGAACCGGTGGTCATGGTTAAATATGCTATGTAACGCATAATATGCTCATAATATTTGACATCTAACTATTACCAATGGTAAAAAGGGGTATGACTTACCCCTTCTTTGAACAATTCCAGATGGACCCCAAGTCGCTAAACGAGCGATTTGGGACCATTGGCGGCTCCGACATAAATATCATTGCCGGTGGCAACGCTGAAAAAATCAACAATTTGTGGCTGCGGAAACGCGGCGAAATCGAGGCGGACGATTTATCGACCGTCTGGCCTGTTCTTATGGGCCACATCACCGAAGAATTAAATCTTGAGTGGTGCCAATTAAAACACTCCGTTGAAATCACTAACCGGCAGCTTGTCATATCGGGCAAAAAGCACCCGATTATGCGCTGCACCCTCGACGGCAGCATAGCCAATTACAAAGGGCGGCAGGCCGTCATTGACGCCAAATATACGATGGGTCGGCCGATGGCTGGTGAGGAGTGGGCCGATGTTATCCCACGCCTTATAAAACACTACTCGCCCCAGCTTCATTGGAATGCCTACTTGCTGGAAGAAAACACCGGCAAAAAGGTGCCTTATGGGCTGCTTACAATCATCAGGGCCGGTAATGAGCCAACCCTGCACGAAATCCAAATTGACCCCAATTATCAGGCGGAATTGATCGGCATGGCCACATATTTCATGGGCTGTGTCGAAATGGGTGTCCCGCCGCACGAAATCGAAATGAGCGAAGCGCCTGTCCCGCCGGAAGATGCGGTGCCGGTCGATATGGAGAAAACGCCAGCCGACCCGCGTTGGAAACAATGGGCCGAAGTCTGGGCGCAAACCGTAGGCGCGATGGATGCTTGCAAAAAGGCAGAGGCGGAAATCAAGAAGCTGGTGCCACGCCACGCGTCAGTGGCTTTCGGTCACGGCATTCAGGTGAAGGTTTCAAAGAATAAATCAAAACGCATAGAGGTGATGAAATGAGTGAATTGGCAAAGGCTCTGGTGCAATACCAGAAACACACGAAAGGCTTTGAGGCCGACAAGCAGGGCAACCGGTCCAAATACGCAAGCATTGGGGCGGTCATAAGCAATGTGAAGCAGGCGGCTCAATACGGCTTGGCCTTCACTCAAGAGGTGGATTTTGAAGGCCAGATGATATTCGTGCGGACGGTCATGTTGCACGAAAGCGGTGAAACACGCGAGAGCCGATACCCTGTGATTGTCGATGACGTGACAAATAACCAGAAGATCGGCGGCGCGATTACTTACGCAAAACGGTACGCATTAGCGTCAATGTTTGGCACCGAAAAGGGTGTCGAGGACGCCGATGATGACGGAGAAATTAACGGTCTTTTACAAGACGCACCTAAAGAACCAGAGTCCGAAGCGCCTCTCTCCCGCCCCGACTCTGGCCAGACCGCCCCAGCCGAAGTCACCTCCCTTGCAGGCGGGGCGGTCGCAGTTCCTAAACCGGAGATTAAAAAGGTCGCAGACAAATCCGCAGCGGAAAAGTTTCTCGACAAAGTCTCCGGTCTTGTTGACGCCGCAGACAGCCACCAAGCGGCGGTGATGGTCATTGAAGAATATGTGCCAAATATCAAGACCCTCAATGGGCTTGAGCAGATGTGGCACCGGATCAAACCGACCACTGACGACATGATCGAAATTTTCGCCAACAGAAAGTTGGCGTTGATGCAGGCCGAAGCGAAAAAAGGAGCAAGTAATGGCTGAAGAACAACAGAGGGTAAAATATGGCGTTGATGAGATGACGTTCTCACTCAACGATAACGCTGCCAACAAGACTGAAGATTGGCACAGTGATTGGCAGGGCAAAGTCGTGGTCGGCGGCGCTACTTATTATTTGAATGGGTACCGCAAAAACGACACATGGATTGCCGGTAAATTGAAGCAGGCTCCGGCAGCGCAAGCCACGCCGCAGGCTGCTCCAGCACCATCGCCAGCGCAGGCTACGGCGGATGAAATCCCTTTCTAGCGTAGCTGAAAGACCTGAACACCCCTTGCTCGTTATCCCAAACGATGAGGGGTGTTTATTGGTGATCGGCACAAACCAAGCGCAAAAGGTGATGTCCAAACGCGAGATGTTTGAAAAGGGCATGGAGTTTTTGCGCCGATCAGCGGCGGGGGACGATGAGTGATTTTATCCAATACTACAACCCGCACATCAGATGCGAGTGGTGCGGGATACTTACGCGGGGCCGAATTTACCACACCAAGCCCGACATTGTGTTTTGCGGATCGTGCCATAACGAGTTGGTCCCGCTAAGTGAGGAAGAGGCAAAAAGGGCGCAAGAACGCGCCCATCGAGAGAATTGACACCTGTTACCAATGCGGCCGCAAGTTTGACCTGAATGGTTACGGATGGCTCGCCAACGGGGAGAAAAAACTGCTTTGCAGCCGGTCTTGCTTTGAGGCAAGGCGCAATCAAAAGAGGGAGACGATCGAATGGAGCAGTCTTTGATGGAGATGACGCCACACCGCAAACGTGGGCGCTGGGTCTGGATTGATGAAGATGTAACCCTGCCAGCACCGACACTTGGCAGACCAAGAACGCCACAATATTTTATGGCGCAAAAAATGGAAGTTGGTGAGAGTTATTTCACGACCAATGCTGACGAGGCGGAAACCTTACGCAATTCGATCCGGCACATATATGGTCGAGGCTCCGCCAATATGCGGAAATTTCCCAAGCAGGGCTGGCGCGTTTGGCGAACAAAATGACCTTCAGGTTTGTGCCGCACAGCCTTGTCGCCGAATATGAGGCAAAGGGCTGGCGAGTGACCGGCAATCTGCACGAAACCCATCATGGGCGCCACGCCGTCATCATGGAATTATGCGACCCGCAATCCGATGAGCGTCATCAGCCGTCTGGGCCTGTTCAAGATCAGTGACAGTGTAGTGAGCCTTTGCGGTATTGCTGCGCTTTGAGTGGCCCATCCGATATTTGCGGATAGACTCCGGCACCCCATCAAGCTCCATTTGCGTGTGGTAAAACTTGCGGAAGCCGCCCACACCTTTGAATTTGACCTTTGCGTGTTTGCAAATTGTTTTAAGCAGACCGACCCAATGTTTCTGGTCGGCCATAATGTTTCCAGCCGATGGGAAAACAAACGTGTCTGAAGGGCAGCGCAGCTTCCACTCGCGCATCATGCCGATCAGTTGGGCTGGCATTGGAATGGTGCGAATGCGAAACTTTGTCTTTGTATCTTGCAACGCGCCTCTATAGCCGGTGCGCTTGACCTCAACAAAACCCTTCTTCAGATCGACACAATCCCAAAGCAAACCCTGAAGCTCGTTGGCCGCGAGGCCGGTCAGGGCCGCAAAGCTGAAAAGCGTCTTTGAATAATCGGTCTGTGCTGTTTCCAATATGGCGCGGACCTCTTTGGCGTCATATCCATCGCGTTCACCGCTGTCGCCTTCAATCCGGCGCCGCACATCTCTGGCGCAGGGGTTGCTGAATATGTAGCCCTTATCGAGCGCAAACTTCATAACCATATTCAGGGTGTGGACCACGCTGCGTTGCGTCTTGGGCGACAGCCCTTTCATATGCAGATGGTCGATGAAAAAGTTGACATCGCCGACAGTGATTTTGGCGATCTGCTTGTCGCCAATCTCCGGCACGATGTGTTTGCGAATGTGGCGCACATCGTTTTCGTGACTCTGTGAGCGCAGGCCGTTAGGCAAGCCAATGAAACGCTCGCGATAATCAAGAGCCTCTTGCGCTATTCTGGACAGCGCGGCCCGATTGGCGCTGTGCTTTCCGGCGGACAATTCATCCCGCAGCTTCATCCAACGCTTGCGCCACGCGGCCGGATCAGGGGCCGTGTACACGCGCTTCCTTTTGCCCGACAAGTCTATGTACCAGATTATGCCACACTCTTGATCTGGGCGCCCTGTGCGCTTGACGATGGTGGTCTTGAAACCATCCTCTGCATCGAGGGTGATTTCAACATTGTTGACTGTGATCGTTTCCATCATTGTGCCGCTTCCCTCACGCCTTTGTCGCCCGATATTTTGAACCCACGCCGCTTGTACCAAGCCTTAAGCTGGGTCTTGTTGAGGGCAAGTTTGCGGTCGCCCTGTGGCTGGATGTCGATTGATATGGCGATGGAATGCTTGTCGGCTAATGCGAGAAACCAATCCAAAGCGGACGATCCGGCGCCGACCTGACGCGGGTTAGATGTTATATAACCAAGCGTCATCTCCCCGTCATTGAAGCCATCGGTCAATTCAAAAATTCCGGCGCAGACCTCATCGCCGTGTTGCACCGCATGAAGCCGCAACTCCCTGTTAAAAGGATGCTGTTGAGTCAGGCTGTCAAACTCCGAAACAAAGGCGAGGTTGCGAGGGTGCTTTTTCAATCTGCTGTAGCTGATCATTGTGCGCCCCCCTTATATTTATTGACCACCGTTTCATAATGGATTGGGACCGCAACGATCCAATCCCACTCCCAGCGCTCCTCGTCAGAGCCTTCAACGCTCCAGCAATGCTCGCCATGAAGATATGCGGTCTGCGGTTCGATCTCCGCGAAGGCCTTATAAGCCATCAGCCCTTCTAAGCGGTTGTCGAAATACATGAAGGTCCAGTCTTTGATATTGGCGGTGGCCTCCGGACGCTTGCCGTTCAAAACATACAAGTCTGCGTCAAAGCCGGAGCAGATTGTGTTTGCCAAATCGTACCCATCTTGGGCTGTGAAGTTGATCATCATGACGCTGCTCCACTTTTCTCGATCGCCCTCAATGTGGCTTTGGCAGATTTGACCAAACCCTCGTAGCCTGCGATGAACCCACCGGCGTCACCTTCCTCTGAATAAAAGGTGGCGCGTTCAATCAACTCGTCCAGCCCAGCTTTATCTGTGGCGTCGATGTAATAGTGCCGCTTGGTGCGCTTGATAATTGCTGGCGCCTCACAGTCACAATCAACGTGGTCGTCATAGTACCGCTTGGTGATTTTGATTAGGTTTTGCATTTTGATCTCTCCTCAAAATGGTGGCGGGGCTGTTAAGCCGCCGCCTGATAATATGGAAATGCCTGTGCGCGATTTTCTGGGTCGATGCCCCACACATCGAAAATCAGGTCGTCAGCGTTGAGCTTCATTAAATGCTGGTAAGCGTAATGCTGGACTTGCTCGTCCAGCATGCTGGCGATGCCCAAAGTGTAGGCCCTCATATAAAGGTCAAGCGCGGCGGCGTATGAGCGTCTCCAGCGTTCCGCGCCCTCAATCACTAAGGTTAAAAAATCGCGCTGCTCTGCGGTCATGTTAAGTCGTGTGGTCATTTTGATCTCTCCTTCAATCAACCTTATATGACCAGTATGCGTACTTATTACCAATATGCAAGCATAAAACACAAATATTGTTGGAACAGCCTGACGGTTGGTGGACAGATTGTGGACAGAAAGCAGTAAGCCAAACACAAAAAAAGACCGCAACCCCGAAGGATTGCGGCCTAATAAATTATTGATTTGTTTGAATATTTGGTTGCGGGGGCAGGATTTGAACCTGCGACCTTCAGGTTATGAGCCTAGCAAAACTGGCGGATTTCTGCGGGTCGACTCGTAGGGTGGACAGATTGTGGACAGCTTGCGAGTTACCGGCAAGCTGGTGGAAAGTTTGGTGGACAGAATTGCGACTCGCGCTATTTTGTGAGGCCTTTTTGCTTCTCCCAGCTTCTGAGTCCACCAATTCCTAGCATGCCGCCAAGAACGGTTAAAAGCGTCCCCATGTCAAATTCTGGCAATTCAGGCAGTTGGTATCCGGCAAGAGAAGCGCCGAAAATAATCAGGTCTTTGAGTACAAAATGGTAGGCAAACGATATAGCGCACACCCACCCAACTGCCGGACGCCAACCGCCCTTAAACAGCGATCCTGACGCCGCTTCAGCCTTATTGATTTCAAGCTGGGCTAGTAAGGCCTGCTGGGCGTGTTTTTCCGACATTGTGGCAATTTCGTGCGCCAGCTTTGCCTTTTGATCTTTGTCCTCGATGAATTTGTCGAGAATGCCGGTGACCGGCCCAATAAGAGCTTCGAGCATTATTGTTTCCCCTCGTGACCCATCCATATGGCGAAGGCGCCGGTGGCGGCGCCAACGATTGTGCTAACAAACGCGGTCTGCTGCGTGGTCGCGGCAGCGCCCAGCCCCATAAACCAGTCGCAGACGTTCCAAGACATAAGGGTGAAGGCCAGCATCATCCCTCGTGGAATTATCCGGTATTCAAGCAGGGTCTTGCTCATATCCATTCCCCCGTCCGCATCATTTCATAAAGGTGCTTTGACCGGCTCTTGACCTGTTTGGCCCAAAGCGAGTCCAGCATCTGGACGGCCGCTTCTTCATAATCGCCAGCTTCGAGGGCCGCTTGAAATTTCTTGAA